CCCAACTCGTAGAAAGTTATTTCCTCTTGGCAGTCCAACGCCAAGAGGTACCCACCTCCAGGGTATCGACTGCGGTTGTCACACCCTCTGTAATACTGAGGGATTCTCCGTGACTACCGTATCGGGAACGCCACCACGCGAGGTACCTGTAATGATCTAAAACGACAGGTACTTTCTTCCTCATGCGTGGCCCCAGTGTCACACTCTTATACTCGTCGCGTTGATAATGCGTACAAGTATCATCAGTCGTTCGGTCGCGGGTGAAAACCCGACACCGAAGGTGGCTGTTGCGAGGCGTGTCACTCAGTATAGCAAAGGAGTCGTCAGCATCGTCCGTAAACAAGATAGGATTTTGCTGATTCTTACCCTGACGGACACCCTGTATGGGATACCTCAGGATAAATTGGATAAGGTGCTTTCTGAGCATCATATATCCGTACTCCCTAGCACGATTGGCCATATCAATAAAACCGGCCATCGTCTCTATACCTAGCTTCGGGGTGACTGTTTTTGTTTTTAGGACCAACGGCGTTACATCATAACCGTTGTACGCAAAGATCCCACACGACTCACGAAATATCGTAGAATCGTGATAGGACTTATCTTTGTTTACCTGAAAACCAAGTTCAGCCAAGGCTTCCATGACGTTTGACGTGATCCGTTTATCACAGATAATGTCGTCGCCATAACAGTAAAACGGATGCAGCCTATGATCCCCTTCTGGTACGTCCTTCGTCAGTGACGTCCTGAAGGTTAGCTTATGGAGAGACTCAATGTTGAGCCCTCCTTGCAGATCAAGGTCGCGCCAGTTCTCACCGAGCCTGTGAGCGATTCCGCATAGAATTACAACAGCGGAATATATCGTCGATTGCACTGGAAAACATAGTGCACTACCCATAGGAGCGTACTTCTTAACATCAAAGTATTCCCCGTTGGGTAGTTCGACGACACTCGTACGCGTCGCCATTAGGTGTTTTAATACCTTGGGAGGATATATTGTTTTTACAACCTCCCAGGAGACGCTGTCTGAAGCCGAGCTTAGATCAATAGTGTCGACGGCACAGGTCATAGACCCATGCTTAGCCGCGAATTGATTCATGCTTTGATCCTTGATGAAGACGTGATGTTTCAACAAGGACTTAGACAAACAGCTCTCGTACCAGAGACGGACCCCTTGTTGGGCCCACTGGAATAATAGCGGCTCCATACAAATGGAGCGCGTCTTCTTCCAGT